ATTGCCTATGCAGTTGCAGTAGTTGTACAGATGAATTTGTTATGTGAGTCTGTTGCATGAGTTTTAGTATAGACGAATTCCATGATAAAGGATTTGTTAAACTAACAGAATCCATGTCACACACTTGGTGTTTAAATTTTTTAAACTGGAGTCAGCTTCATATGGAAGCAGACCGTGGACATGATAATCTGGGTAATTATATTGCAAAGCCTAAAACACACATAAACTGGGCAAACTGGTGGAGTCAGGATTTAACCAATCTAGATTTTGTTGACGATGCTGTTAAATTTTACATGCCACACATCAGTAGACTACTGGACAATCCTGTATTGTATCACAGTGATTTAGTTGTAACTACAAACAGACACCAGGGTGTGCGTCCGCATATTGACACGCCATATAGATTTGAAAGTTTTAGTGAAGAAGAACGTTTACTTGGTGTACAGTGTTTGATTCCGCTTACCTCATTTACTAGGGAAAGTGGCGGCACTGCATTTGTTCCTGGTAGCCATCATACACAGTGGGATATTAAACGTTGCTATCGTGGCGAGTATAACGATTACTTTATAGCTCATAATGAACAACCTGAACTCAAGCCAGGTGAAATGCTAATGTGGCACCCAAGAGTGTTACACAGTGCAATGCCCAATACCAGTGTAGGTAATAGGACAGCCGCTCTACTGTTATTTGTAGAGCGTGAATATTATGATGAAATTCGTGTTATAGATAATATCTTTAAGTAGATTTTCTTACTAATTGTACGTTTTTTCTTTTAACTCTTTTTTGCATAATATCTCTTAAACATACACTAGGCCCTTGCACAATTTCAAAATCCTTACTGGTAAATGATTGTAAGCAGTTTTGAAAGACTTTAAATCTCCCTCCCATTACTATATTAATAGGAAGTTGTCTATTAGTTTCCCACCACCATTCATTACCTAATTCTAAGAATAGTTTTTTGTGTTCTGGATCTTTAATTAATTCATATAGATACATGCTTATTACATTTGCATCTTGGTTTTGAATTATACCAACATACTCATTGTTTCCATATGTAGTTAAAGTTAAAAACGGAAAATTATCTAAAAGTAATTTATATTTTTCTGGTATCGCCATAATATTACTTATCTTCTAATAAATACAGTAGGAGAACAAAAAACATGACACAAGGTACCGGATATATTTACAGTCAGCGTGGTGACGTAGTACTTGGCAAACGTACAGGCACTACAAGGAATCAACCAAGCAATTACAAGCCTTTTAAAATCTTAAAGGGTGTTGATACAGTTATCACATTTTTTATTCGTGATGTAAACGGATGCAAAATACAATTGCACGATAAAACAATCAAAGCAGTTGTAATGAAGCATGACGGACATCACGTATTAGTACAAAAGAATTTACGTGTACAGGATGTCAAAAACGGTGTTGCAACACTACATCTTTCTCCAGGTGATATTGCAAACATGGGTGCTGGGTTTTATGATATCTTACTAACTTGGCAAGATGAACTAAACCGTGTACATGCACTTCACAGTGACGCAAACTACCGTTATTGCTATGTTGCTGAAGTTGTAGACGATTGTGGTCCTATGCATATGGATGCACAGTCAGCATACAGTGACTATGCACTTGGTTTACAAGATCCAGACGATACAGTTTACCCACTGGGTATTACAAGTAGTTATTGGTCAATTACACTAACTGCAACACTCAGTGTAGATATTACCTTTAGTCTAATGGTAGGCGTTAACTTAAATGTAGCACTGGGACTTAGTTCTGGCTGTGGTGCAGTCTTTAATGTTAGTATAGGCGTATCATTTGTAATCAATGCTAACTTTGTATATGATATAACATTTGTTTCAGCAGGTGCAGGCTATCAAGTTGGTGATGTAATTCTTGTTACTGGTGATCAACTGGGTGGTGTGCGTGGTGTAAACGATTTGCGCATACAAGTTGACAGTGTTGATTCAACTGGTGCAATCCAGACATACACTGTTACTGGTACACCTAATACAAGTGTATACACAATTGTAACAGAGCCTTTTGAAGGTCCAGCAAGCACCGTAGCAAACTGCGGCGGTATTAACACATTCAGTGTTACATATGCTGGTGGTGCTACTGGTACAGTACAGATGCAAGGTACACTGAGCCCTAATCCTACAAGCGATGCAGATTGGTTTGATGTTCCGCAAGTTTGTGGATATAACAAAGAAATTAAAGTAGCAAACAAGACAGGTACAGAAGCATACCAAACAGATGGTATGTTTATGTTCATTAGATTTAAATTCACTTTAACTATTGGAAGGGTTGACAAAATACACTATAGACGTTAATATGGTGTTATGCATTTGGTCCTTGAGTTCACTAAAAATCTGATCCCCGTTAATTGGAAAACTACTGGCACAGGCTGGACCAGTGGTAATTGTCCTATGTGTGTACAGAATGGACAAAGCAGACCAGATACAAAAAAGCGTGGTGGTTTTTATTTTGAAGAAGACAAGTTCAGATACAACTGCTTTAACTGTGGCTATAGTACAGGCTGGAGTGAAGGCAAGCAACTCAGCGGGCGTTTAAAACGTTTGTACGGTGTGTTTGGTGCAGATAGTAGTGAAATACATCGTTTGCAGATTGAACTTATGCGTGAGCGAGATACTGCTGAACTGCTTATTAAAAAGAAAACGGAAGATAAAGAAGTTAAAATTGACTGGCCAGAAATACCACTGCCAGCTCAAACACAAGATTTACACACTGCTGAACTTAGTGAAAAAGAACTGCCCAAGTTTGTCAGTGCATGTGAGTTTTTAAGTGATAGAAGTTTACTGGATTATCCAGACTGGAAATACAGTACATTTAGTCATTTTAAAAGTCGTGTTATACTTCCGTTTTATTACAAAGGAAAAGTTGTAGGGTATACTGCACGTTGGATTGGCGATGTGCCAAATAAAGAAACACCCAAGTACTATGTACAACAACCTAAAAACTTTGTTTATGGATTAGATAACCAACATGCTGAAAACCGTTTTGTTATTGTGACAGAAGGACAGTTAGATGCGCTAAGTATTGGTGGAGTTGCTATTGGCAGTAATAGCATGAGTTTAGACCAATCTAAAATTATTGAAAAATTAGGCAAGCGTATTATACTATTGCCTGATGCAGATAAAGCCAGTATGCGTTTGGTTAGGCAGGCTATTAAACGTAACTGGATGGTTAGTTTTCCGCCCTGGGACGATGGGGTTAAAGATGCAAATGATGCAGTACAAGCATATGGAAAACTGTTTACTATAAAAAGTATAATTAAGTTTGCAGTGGATAATAATACCAAGGCAGAAGTTATGGCAAAAGGTTACTGTAAATGAGAAGAAGTTATACACCACGGTATGATGCACACGCCGCAAAAGAAGCATTATTTGAGGTAGAATATTTGAGGCACATATCAGCACATGCAGAAATAAAGAAACGTTTGGAAAATAAATTTGCTTGGGTACCAACAAAGATGAAAAGTGGCTCGATTGTTTGGCTAAAATCGTATATAATAGAATATACATATGTTGATTTAGCAACAACGGAACGCTTTTTAGGTGAAAAATATTACACAAATGATGAATATATAGAAGCAAAATTAAAAGGTGAAGTCATTTAATGGCAGAAGATTATAACGAAGAATTACAAAAACTGTATCTGGAGTTTTTGCAAGCGGATAGAGAATTGTTTGTTCGCTGCAACGCTATCTTAAATGCAGATTATTTTGATCGCAGTCTACGTAATGCAGTGCGGTTTATGCAAGAGCATGTTGAAAAATATGGCGACATGCCTACACTTGAACAGATGAAAGTCAAGGGTAATGTAGAGCTACAGGATTTGCGTGACAACACACAAGCACATCAAGATTGGTTTTTAGATGAGTTTGAAAAGTTTTGTAGACACAAGGGTTTAGAAAAAGCAATCTTAGCAAGTACTGACAAACTGGAAAAAGGCGAGTTTGGCAGTGTTGAAAAGATGATTAAAGATGCTGTACAAATTGGACTTGCAAAAGACTTGGGTACAGACTACTGGAGTGATCCAGCAGCAAGACTACAAATTATTAAAGAGCAAAAAGGCGGTACTAGTACTGGTTGGACAACCTTTGATAAGTTTTTGTATGGTGGATTTAACCGTGGCGAACTAAACATCTTTGCAGGTGGTAGTGGATCTGGTAAAAGTTTGTTTATGCAGAACATTGCACTAAACTGGGTACTGGCTGGTATGAACGTAGTTTATGTAAGTCTCGAGCTTAGTGAAGAGCTGTGTAGTATGCGTATGGACAGTATGCTAACAGGATATAGTACTCGCGACTTGTTTAAGAATATGGAAGATGTAGATCTTAAACTGCGTATGACAAGTAAAAAAGCAGGTAAACTACAAGTTGTACAATTGCCAAATGGATGTAACGTAAATGACTTGAAAGCATATTTAAAAGAGTATCAGATCCAACATGGTGTAACAGTTGATGCAATGTGCGTGGACTACTTGGACTTGATGTCTCCAGCAGGTAAAAAGATCAGTGCAAGCGACTTGTTTATTAAAGACAAATATGTAAGTGAAGAACTACGCAACTTTGCAATTGAGCAGAATATTTTGTTTGTTACAGCATCGCAGTTGAACCGTGCTAGTGTTGATGAAGTAGAATTTGATCACAGTCATATCAGTGGTGGTATTAGTAAGATTAACACTGCTGATAATGTTGTAGGTATCTTTACAAGTCGTGCAATGCGTGAACGTGGTAGAGCGCAAATACAGTTTATGAAAACACGTAGTAGTAGCGGTGTTGGCCAAAAACTAGACTTGGCATTTAATATTGAAAGTTTGCGTATTACTGATTTGGATGATGATGAATTAGAGGATATGAATAGCGGAACTAGTGCCATTTATGACAAGCTCAAGAAACAAAGTGAATCCAGCCAAGCTGGAATTGTATCTCAGACAAACAGTGTGGTTGAGACGGCCGTCAATAACACTGATAAGCTACGAAGTATTCTTAAACGTGCAGAATAAGATTTCTTCATCACTCTTTACTACAGGATTAAAACATGCTATATAGTAATTATTGTCTACACTTACACAGTGCTCCTGTGTCAACGTCACTTCTTATCCATCACAGGGTCTATCAATAATGTACAGTTTTTTATTTTTTGCAGTTTTATTCCCCTTCACTAATAATTATCTAAATTCGCTAAATACTACTAACAAAAGGGTTGATATGCTATGAAAAGACGTACTAGATCTATTCTTGAAGAGATCAACAGCATTGGCGACACTCATGATCGTAAATATATTGTTGAAAACACCGCTAGTAATGTCATTACCAGTGCAAGTAACTTGATTAAACTTATTACGGAAACGTATGATGAGCAAACCAGTCAGGACCTTGTCAAACGTTTAATTAACAGTATCAGAACCCAGGATGAAATGAAGTTTAAAAGAGGCATTAAAAAAGCGAATGAAAGTAAAGGACATTCTGGGAACTAATCCCCTTAACAAAAAATATAGAGGACAACGCAAGCCACGTCATCGTGGCCGCGATCTTCGTGAAGGCGGAAGTGCACCAGGTGTAGGTCCAATTCATATTGACGAAATTAAACCTACACTAGAACCATTATCAAAAGATTTAGGTGTTGACTTATATAGCCAAGCACTAGGTAGTGTTGGTAAGAAGCAATTTAGTGGCGATATTGATGTTGCAATTGATATTCCGCCAGAGAAACTTGAAGAGTTTGGCGAAAAATTAAAAAATCATCCACTAATTTCTTACTATTCAAAAACAAGCGTGTTTATTACAAAAATTAAAATTCAAAATTATGATCCTGACCGTGAGATGATTGATCCACGTACTGGCGAAAACCGTGGTGTTCCTGAAGGACGTACTGGGTTCGTTCAAGTAGACTTTATGCCTGGTAACCCTAAGTGGATGAAAACATATTACCACTCACCACATGAAAAAGACAGCAAGTACAAAGGTACATTCCGTAACATTATGATTGCCAGCATTGCTGGTAGATTAAATGTAGTTGCAAGTGATGAGAAAACTGAAGATGGACGCCCAATGGAAATGGAACGTTGGATGTGGAGTTCAAATGGTTTAGTGCGTGTTAAACGTACACCTGTTCCTAAAAAGAATGGCGAAGGTTATACAAAGCAAAACAAAAACGAAGTAATTGATGGACCATTTTATGATGATGCAGAAATTGCCAAAAAACTAAAATTGGACAGTCCTGCGGATATGTACAGTTTTGAAACATTACTGGCCGCTGTTAAGAAAAATTACAGTAAAGAACTAGCGTCTGCAATTATTAATGATTTTAAAAACAACAAACAAGTAATAGACATGGGTATGCCAGATGAAATTTCGTGAGTTAATTACTGAAAACAAAAAGCCCATAATGGAAAAGGCTGAAGCACGTATCCAACACTTGGAGGATATGGTGTTGTTTAGTGGCAGTGCAGGTGCACGTAAGGCACTGGACACACTGGAAAACATTCAATCCAATCCCAAAGCAATCACTGTAAAGTGGGACGGCTCACCAGCAGTTATTTTTGGTAGAGACGAACGTGGTGATTTTATTCTTACAGATAAAAGTGGCTTTGGTGCCAAGGGTTATGACGGTAAGGTAAAAAGTGCCAAAGCATTACAAAATATGTTATTAAGCCGTGGTAAAGAAGCACCAGATGATAGCCGTAAAGCATTTGCAGCAAACATGGCCAACAGTTGGAGTGTTTTTGAAAGCAGTGTGCCAAAAGACTTCCGTGGTTATATGTGGGGCGATTTGCTTTACTATGATACACCACAAGTAGAAGATGGTGACTTTGTTTTTAAACCTAACCTAGTAGTATATCGTGTAAAAGCAGATAGTGATATTGGTAAGCGTATTGCACGTAGTAAAGCTGGTGTTGTTATCCACATGTATCTTGATTTAGAAGGTAACAAGTCTAGAGCTGATGCAAATGCACTAAATGAAGGTGCACTACTTGTAATGCCTCCAGTTACAGCACAACAGCCGCCAGTAGTAGACAAAAATATTTTTGCTAAAGCAGAGTCGCTACTAAACAAAAGTGGCAACAGTATTGACAAACTATTGGATGACAATACACTAAGAGCACTTAAAATTACAGATTTAAAAAATGTTCTTTATAGTTATGTTAACCACAAAGTAAAGACACGCAGCCTTGATAACTTGGCAAATGAATTTGTTGACTGGTTAACTGGTAGTAAAGTAAGTGGCGTTAAACAGGAACGTATTAAAGAACATATTAGTAGTGATCCAGTTGCATTCCAAAATTTGTTTGCACTTGTTACAAGTATCATGCAAGCAAAGAACGATGTAATTAAACAATTAGACAGTCAAGAAGCAGATGTAGAAGCATATACAGACGGCGAGCGTGGCGGCGAAGGCTACGTTATTGGTACAGGCGATGCTAAACTAGTTAACCGTAGTGGTTTTAGTGCAGCAAACCTTAATAAAGTAAAGTAATAAATATCAATATGGACAAGAAATATACAGCAACGGAATGGGCAATGATGGAAGGTGGTCACACTGTACCAGAATCTTCCAACAAGTTCAGCTTCGTTAAAGACTTAAATGAAAGTAGCCAATATCGTACTCGCCAAAATGTATATGGCGTTAGTGCTAGAGAACTTGCGGATCATGCATTTATTGATCTAATGACACTTTGGATACTTTATAATGAATTTGATTATGCACCAATCAGTATCAAGTATGCTGCAAAAACAATGATGTACGGTGGCTTCCGTAATTATAGACAAAGCGGTACAGACTTGTATATGACACTGCACTTTATTACAAACAAAGACGCAGACGCTATCAAAGGCGGCGGTGCAGACAATACATTACTACAGCGTATTAATGTACCAGAAACAAGACTTAAAAACTATCTTAACCAAATGAAATACAATCAATTATCACAAGGTCAAGCAAGACAGTTTTTACAAGAAATGGAACGCAAGTTATATGTAACAAATAGTAGTTACCGTAGTGTAAGA